AAATTAGTAAATCCTTTAGCATTATCATTAAGTGATTGATCGTCATTAGCATTAATAACTTGCTCTAATACTTCAAATCCAACTCTATATGATGGTTTATTGTTATATGGTTCTAAAACAACAAGAGATTTATTTACATCTACAAATGTACCTCTTATAAAATATACACCTTTATCAACACCAGCAGCAGATCCAATAGCAGTAGCATCTTCAGATACTAGTGTTAGAACAGATTCTCCAGCATTTAATGTAGTATTACCATAGGTAACATTTTCTTCAAGTGTTAATATCTCACTATTTGGAAAGGCAGCACTTTCAGCACTAGTACCAGATTCGGTATATTTTACAAAAACCGTAATATCATCTACACCTTCATCAGGAGGAAGAATATAATTCTTTATAGTTCCTACTATTTGAGAATTTTGACCCCTAACTTTTGTTCCTTTTCCATTATTATTATTAATTAATGCATCAAGATATACACTAACATCTATACCAATATGATCAGCATTTACTTTAACTGAGAAATATGTACTATCATAAGTTACAGATCCAGGAATAACCATAGATCCTTCTTTGAAGATATGGCTTCCGAATGATTCTAACTGATTCTGTAATATTGATTGTAAACTAGTTAATTCTCTAGCTTGGACTGGGAATCCTGGTTTAAATAGAACCCTATAAAAATTATCAGCCTTATCAAAATCATCATAATAAGGACTTATATTTAAGTTAGTCTTCTGTGGCATTTTTTTAGAATTCTAGGATGATTTTAACGTCTTCTTTTTGTCGAGAATTTCGAGCAATCAATGGTCTATTATCAAGATAGATAACTTCCCCCGATCCTTTATTTATCTCAGATGTAGATAACCCATTTACAAAGGTGGAACCTAAGTTAATTAATTTAGTTCCAGTAGGGTTAATACTAATGCCATTAAAGGTTTCATCAACACTAGCAGAAAAACTAGATGCTTGACCTCTAATTGCGTTAGAAGATGATTCAAATGGGTATATTCTTCCTGATGTAGAAATACCAGCATAATCTAATTGATCTTGACTACTAGTATAATTTAAAGATCTATCTCTAAAATACTTTAATACTTGAGTAGTTTTATCATATGATGCTACATATGCAGATGCTTCATTACCACTAGCAGTAATTTGAACTATTTTTTCACCTATAGTGGGTGATCCACTAATTGTAGAAAACTTGATTGAATCTAATGATGAAAAATTAGTTTCTGTATATGTATTTGCAGTTCCAACGGCAGTTGGATTTTTTACAATTCCAACTTGAGAGAATTTAGTGTCTGTTGGAAAATCTTTTGTAGAATCATCAAATCTTGCATAAATTAAAACTTTGTCAGTTCCCAATTCAGTATAAACATCAGCACCATGTCCTAAACCTGGTGGAATTATAGGGATTAATTTTGCTCTAGTATTAGCTGGAACAGCACTATTTAAAGAACCTAAATCAACAAGTGCATACGAATAACCTTTTCCACCAGCACTAACAGTAACATCTGATATTTTGCCAGTTACAACGTCAACTCTTGCTTTTGCACCATCACCATCACCAATAATTTTACATTCTTGACCCAAACCATCAGCATATCCACCACCTGCATTATCAATATATACATGCTTAATTTGATTATCATTAACTGATGAATCTCCATTTTCTCTCACTGATCTAATCTGAGAATCGGAATTAGTTGACCAATTATTAGGAACAGTAATATATTCAGTAGAATCAAATTTTATAATATCACTAGGAGATACTGTAAATAGGTATTTCCAAATATAACCATCACCAGAAATACCTGCTCTAGATGGTTCTAGATCAGTAAAATTAGGTTCATCCTGACTAATATTTCCTTGTGGATTTTCACCAGTAGATCCATTATCAACACAAATAAAAACTTTATAATCAGCGTTCATTACATAATATTGAGAATCATATAATCTACTTGCTTTGGTTATAGGACTTTGATTTTGAGAACTATAATCATCTCTATAAATTTCATATTTAGTTCCAGCAGTCCAATCAACTCTTTTAATAATTCTTCTAATGTTTGCGGAAGAAATTTTTCTTCCAAACATCATAGTATCGCCAGCATGTGCATTCCTAGAGAAATTATCAATAGGATCTGGTGTATTTGTATTCCAAGATTCTGATCTTCCATAACCAACCGTTGATGGGTTTGGTAGACCAATAAAAACATAATAAGAATTTTTATCAGACTCTACTGACTCTATAAAATTATTGGCGTTCAGAATTCTAAACTGATCAGTAACGATTGCCGACATTTTGTTTATTAATTAAACGATACTACTTTTTTTTCTTTATTTATAGCACATTGTGCTTAATTAGATTTGAATTCTAATTGCACCTGTGTTTCTCAATCCCTTTAACGAAGATTTATCATAATTTCTTCTTTGAATTGTTGGGAATGTACTTAATCCAGAATCAACAGTTAACCCAGTGACTCCAATAGAAATTGGACTCGATGCTCTAGTTATACCAGATAATCTACCCCAAGATATTTTACCAAAGGATGTGGTTAATCCAGCATTACCTGATGATCCATCATAATATCCAGTAACAGCAAATCCACTAATAACTTCAGATCCACTATGAATGTTACATGTTATCTCTGCTCTTTGATCAACAACATAGATATCAGCAACTTTGTAGATATTATCTAAGAAAGTTGATCCAATACTAACAATTTCATTATCATTGCCATCAATTGAAGTAACTGCAATACCACCTTTAGCAGCAGTCCATCTATTATTTGTTGTTTGAATAGATCCATCATTAAATTCAATATGTTCTCCAGTTGTTGTAATACCAGATAATGTGAATGGGGTATTTTGTATTAATACTGGATATCCAGCTTTTAAATCAGTAGCATTCTTATCTGCGTAGAAGTAGAACTTAAGTGCTAATGGATTACCATTAGTTCCAGTTGTAGTGGTTATACCAGTTATAATACCAGTAAATCCTAAAGAATTTTGTATTTTAGTTACTTTCTCAACTTCATATTCTGATCTAGAAATTAGAATTTGTGGAGATGAAGAATGAGTATATCCAAAACCAGCATTTGTAATCTGTGTTGATGCTACAGAACCATTTGTTATAGTAGCTGTACCAGTAGCAGTTGTTCCAACTCCAACTCCAACCTCAGAAGGTGCTGAGAAACTTAAAATATAAGTCCCATCTGTATATCCAGAACCAACATTAGTTGTAGTTATTGTACTAACAATAGAATTGTTAGATACTGTTGCAGTAAATCCTGCAGAAACTTGACTTGTATCTGCAGAGGTAATTAATGCATCAACTGATGTGATGGTAATTCCATATCTATCAGTAGCATCTAAATGTAGAGGACCTTCTTCATAGAAGAATACTTCAGCATCGTCTACAAAGATTCCATCAGATAATCCACCAACTGTACCACTAGCAGTTGTTACATCACCAATAATTTTTGCTGTTGGATAAATCTGTGGTTCAATTGATTCTCTAGATTTTGATATTAGAGATCCTTTAATCCAAAGATCATTCTTTTGTTTTGTCCATTCTATTGGTTTAGCAATATCTTCATTAATTCCTGGACCAGTATATACTGAAGATTCTATCAAATCAGAAGATAAAATTTCTTTAATAATTCTATCAGTTTCTTGTGTTATAGTAACAGGTGGTATATTTGGATCTATATGATTTAGATTTTGTCTAATTCTAAGATCATCACCAATTTTAACTGTTTCTGTTACATCAACAATCTCAATATCAACTCCCAATTGTCCAAGGAAGAAGAATATATCAACCTTATCACTATCTAATGGTGCTTCGGTAAATGTGAATGTTGTTCCACCTTGGAATTGATATGAAATGTCTGGGGTTTGAAGAACGCCATTAACAAATACCAATAGAACAGCATTAAGATCTATTTGTGAAGAAAGAACTGCTGTTTCATCTATTTCAAAACTCAATAATTGACCATTAAAGAATAATGGGAATCTCTTTCTATATC